TGCATATAATGGGAAACCGTACGGTCCAGTTGGTAATGCATTATATTTGATCCATGCCTCAATAGTAAAATCAGTGGTACCATTTATCAATAAATCTGGTCTGGAACCCATGTAAATATAGTTTCCTGTTCCCCCAGGGAAATAGATAGCGCCATCTCCATACTTAGCAGTATCGGTTGTAGTATACGTTGTTGATATTGTTCCAGCATTAGATTTTGCAAGAGCATCAACATATTGCGATGACGATGCTGGAAGTATCAGCGAAGTATTGGTTGTAACACTTATTGGAGCAGAAGGAACTGTAATACTATTTGCTCCTGCAGTATATTTTGCTGTGCCTGTTAATACTGTGAAATCAGATATATTTCCAGAAGCAGAACTCATAGAACCAGACGCCCACCAAACACCAACAGCAAATGGATAAGTTCTTCTATCAACAATTGTGCTACTATTGGTAATAGATCTATCTAATTTACCATTAATCCAAGAGTTGAACGTATTTCCACTTCTTTGATACACGATGTGATTCCAAGAGCGCGAACGAATAACTTGCGAACCAACCCCATTACCACCCGAATCGGCATTAATCATGTCCCAACTATTGCCATTACTTGATGCCCAAATACCAATTGTTCCTGTTCCTGTTCCATTATAATCTATTCCCCAAGACCAATCTGCACCAAAAGATCCATGGAACAGCGCCTGTCTTACAGTTTTCTCTGGATACCACCAAAGTTCAACAGTAAAATCTTTGTTTACTGGTGACAATGTTGGTGTTCCTTCAATTAAAACATAATCAGTAGAACCTTCTAAGAAAAGAGATTTTCCATGGGTGTCTTCATCATACACTTCACCAGAAGCAAATGGAGAAAATGGAACAATGCTTGGCCAAGCATTATCTGCAGTCCATCCATAGTAGTTTAAAGAAGAATTATCTTTTAACATACCATTTTGCAAGGTCAACAATGCTGTGCCAGAAATAGCAGTTAATGGTTCAGTTGGAACATTATATGTTGTGTTTCCAGTATAAACTTGCGTTTCGTGAATCATTCTTAAATTAGAAATGTATCCACACCAGCGATTTGCTAGCGTATATCTTGTACCAATAGAGATTTTATCTCCTGTTACATTATAAGAAACATTAATGCTGGATCTGTAAGTGCCATCCATATAAAAATGCACTTGAGAACCAGTTCCAACAAACGCTATATGATGCCATGCATTATTTGATAATGTTGAATTAGAAAAAGCCTGATCTGACCCTTGTCCAGACATCCATGATGAGTTGCTAGGATTATAGTAGAAAAATAATCCATTACTATCGTTTGTTCTAGTATCTGCAAAGTAATTAACTGTGTCGCTATTTGGATTTGGATCTCTCCATACCCATCCTTCTAATGTAAAAGATCGCGATCCGATAGTAGCAGCTGCACAATTTGGTAAAAAGTAACCTTCGTTGCTAAAGAAGTGTGCTCCCCAATTTTGAGGAATATGAGGAGTGAACGAAGATTCGAAAACTGTGTTATATCGAGAAGTTCTTAACTTAGAAACACCCTTGTCAACTATCGAATGTAAAGATCTGTTCGCTTTACCATTGTTTGCTGTTAAAAATACGGTATCAGCATCGTTTGTCAATGGTGATGTTGATGGAGTAAATGCGCTAGTATATCTGGCTACTCTAGAAACACGGAAATTTGAAATTAATCCGTTGAAGTTACCACCCTCTGATCCATCGTTTACTTCATATCCAATATAGAATGTGTCATTTAAAGTTTTAGCAGTATTTTCAGAATAAGTTCCCTGAGAAACACCATTTAGATAAAGTGTTTGTGTTCCACTGCTTCTAACCAAAGCAAAGTGATCCCACTGATATAATTTTCTAGCAGAAGAATTAATTCTTGCAGCATTTCCAGAATAATAATACAATGCTCCATTTGACTCATTTACATACAACATAGTTCCAGCTTCGCCGTTGTAATCTCCAACGCTAAACACTCTTTGGAAAAATGGTGATACTTGAGCGAACGATTTATTATAAATCCATCCTTCAACAGTAAAGTCGGATAAAGAGGAAACTCCAGTAGAGGTCGATGGGTTAAATGAGAATTTATTTGAACCAGCAAGATCAGCCGATCCATAAGATCTATTGCTTAATGTTGTATTGGTAGAAAATGGAGAGTTTGGAACAACTCTTGGATTTGCGTCAACAGTAACTGCTTGGTTGAACGAGCTGTTATCTTTAATTTTTGCAGAATTGCATGTTAATAATACTGTATTAGGAACTGCAGTCAATTGACTTGTTGGAACAGCAATAGTAGTTTGCGACGCATCGTAAATTGAAGAACCATTTACTAATCTGAAATTACTAATACTTCCGTCGTAGTCATGATTTCCAGCAGTTTGAGATCCAAATTTCCATCCAGTAATAGAAGAAACTGAAGTGGAATTTGTTGCAGTCGCTACTCTTGACCCATCAATAAACATTGACATCGTAGAACCAGATCTTGCGATCGCAAGGTGAATCCATTTACCTACTGGTGGAGTGTATGTTGCTGATAGAGCGCCAGTTCCAGAAAAATAAAATCCTACTGTAGTTATTGTGCCATCAGCAGGAGTAAAATATAATTGCGCTGAATCTAATGGAAATGAATTCCAGGGGATTGCCGCTCCACCAACGCCAACTAGAGTATTAAATTTTAACCAACATTCAGCAGTAAAGTCGCCAGTTAGATCATATCTTGTATCGTCAGATACTTCAAAACTGCTGTTTAATGTTCTATCAAATTCAACTGACCATCCATTTTGGGAAAATGGGCTATGTAAACTTGGTTGAACATCGGCAGAACTAATTGTAAATGTTCCAGAAGTGCCGTCCAAATTGTAACTAGCAGTTGTAAATGTTTCTTCTACCGCAGTAGCAGTAATTAAAGAATTTACATAAGAAATGTACTGATCTGGGGTAATAATTCCAATGTTAAACTCTCTTGTTGTTCCATCAATACCATCAGATGCCGTAACAGTAAATGTTACAGTTGTATCTTCAACATATCCTGTTGGTGTTCCACTAATAACACCTGTTGAAGAGTTTAACGATAAACCAGTTGGTAGCGAACCAGAGGTAACGCTATAAGACATTGTTTGGGCATAGCCAGCATCACCATCTTCAGCAGACAGTGTTACTGGCGACATTGCTGTGTTGTTTAAAACAGAAGCAATTGAACCAGCTGTGGTAATCCAAACTGGTGCATTGTTGTTCTCAACATAAAGTGTGAACGAACGATCTGTGTGCTGACCTTCTGCGTCAGTCGCACGAATCGTAAAGGAATAAGTTGTGCCACCAGAAACAGCAGCTGGTGTGCCAGAGATAACACCAGTCGAGGTGTTTAGAGTTACGCCTGTTGGGAGTGCGCCAGACTGAACAGCGAATGTTGTTACAGGAGAACCATCTTCGGCTGCCTCAACTGTAACAGAAAGTGCTGTTTGCTCCATAAAGTTACCAAGCGAACCTGAAGCAGTAGTCCAAGTTGGTGTGCCATCAACACCAAATGCGTTTTCGTAAGTAGCACCAAGACCTGATGGGTTAACAACGATTACGTTATAGGTTCCTTCAGCCAATCCAGAAGGAATAACAGCTGTTAATTGAGAAGAAGAATCTCTTGTGGTTGAATCACAATTTGTAATTACTGATGTAGATACGCTTTGAACTTTAGCGATTACACCTGCTTTAAATCCACTACCAGTAATAACGATTTGGTCGCCATCAAACACAGAAGTTTGAGATCCTGGTAAAGCAACTGATGAAATTGTTGGTGCTGGTTCAATACCAACCCAACCATCGGAACCATACTGTTCTAGCACACTGTTTGTTGTGTTAAAACGCAACATACCTGTTGCACCAGATCCAGGTCTTTGAGCCTCAGTACCATTCGGAACACGAATGTGAGAAGTTCCAACGAACTCTGTGTTCTGGAAAAGATTGTCGGTACTGTTTAGTTTAATCTTACTGATTGGCATTTTCTTCTTTTCTCTTTTGAGTTACGACTCAGAATATTTATTACCATTTACCTTTGGGGCATACAGAATTTTTTAACAAAGTTTTCAAGGGCATAAAGCAATTGCATTCTTTACACATTTTAATACTACTGTTGAAACTATCACATTCTTTACATATTGGGTATCTATATTTTTTCAATTCAGTGAATATGATACCGTTGATAAAGTGTTCTTCTGTTATGTTTTGTTTTGTTGCTTCTGGCAAGTCTTCAGTATAATCATACTGTTGTTTCATATGATTCTTCTGTTGACCCAATGTAAGAATTAACATATGTTTGATTGAAATGGGTTTGAATCTCGCCAATTTGCTCTGGTGTTAATGTATTACCAGGAACAAAACCAATGCCATCATATTTTCTAGTATCAGTCAATTTCATATATGCTGCAAACGTACCATTAATTTTTACAGGAATAGTTGTCATATTATACCTTATTTAATCCAGAAAGATGTCCAAGGTCCACCAAAAGTGCCACCCCATTGCGAAACAGAATAACCATCACCAAACAGTTGATATTTACTTCCAGAAGGTGGATTCCACTCGCCTGATCCATTAATTACATATTCTTCACAGCAGCCACAAGTATAGTGTCCGTGGGAATATACTCCGTAAGATTGACCAGCAGTTAATCCAGAAGTAGCAGCAATAACATAAACTGGTAAAGAATCGCCTGGACCGCTGTCTGATGCGCGAGTACTAGGAACCCACTGGTTACTATAATTACTTCCAGGAGTGTTACCAGCTCCAGTTGCTGCATAATACCACATGTTAGACGTGTCGAAAGAATATCCAGCATTCCACTTAACATCTAAGTTGATAGTAGATCCATCACCTTTTGTTGATCTAATAGTAGAAGCACCAGTCGATTGCCAAAAAGACCAACGATTAGATGGGCTCCAACCTTCTACGTTTCCAGATAAATTTCCGATAGGAGATGTTGGTGGGCTTGATCCACCAGCGCCAAGAATTAATGGGAAATCCCAAACACCTTGACCACAACCTTGGTTATTATAATTTTTGCAGCGGAATGTTAACATCCAACCACCACCATCTGTACTCATATCGCAATAAACTTGTATTGGAGTTCCATTCCAGTTTATCCAGTATAATCCATTGGTAGTAGTTCCAGTTACAGATTTAATAGCAGAAGCATTTGCGGCAGCTCTATCTGACGATGATCCATCTACGGCACGATTTACGATAATGCTAAACGAACGATCTATGGTTTGACCATTTGATGTGGCTCTAACTGTAAAATTGCTTGTTGTGTTGGAACCAACATCATCTGGATCTCCACTAATAACACCAGTAGATGAATTTAGTGATGTTCCTGCTGGCAATGATCCGCTAACAACAGAATATGATACAGAACTATCTGCGTCTGTTGCCGATAATGTAGCAATTGTAGTGTAAGAACCACCACGGTCGTAAATAGTTGCAACAGTACCAGCAGAAGTAGCCCAAATTGGATCTTCGTCTACGTTTCCTGCTGGCGATAACACTCCAAATAAACCAGAAGGATTTAATACTTTAACATCAAAAGAACCTTGTCCAACAAAATTTACTACTGACGAATTTGTAGAAGCAGTTAATTGTATATCTGAAACATATGTTGTAACTAACGCTCTTCCGACATTAGAAACTGCTGGACCTTCTATGTAAACAACAGATCCATCTTTAAACCCAGATCCATAAACAGTTATAGTTGAATCGGTATTTTCGTTAATCGTGCCAGAAATATTATTAACAACAGGTGGCGCATCTATTGATTGCCACCCAATAGAAGTATATTGTTCATACAATCCTAATGTTGTATTATAACGCAACATACCTTGTACTGGTTCTGCTGGTCTCTGGGCAGTTGTTCCCTTTGGGGCAGTCAAAGAACCTGTACCACTAAACACTGGGTTGGTTGTAGCGTTACTAATTTGATTGTCTACAACAGTCGTATATGCTGGACTAATTGCTCGACTTACGATTTTACGAATTGCCATTTGTTAATCTCTTTTGTTGTTCCAACAAAGTTATTTATTAAACTGGATCGAAATCCAAATTTAACACACATCTAAAAGGGCTGTTAATTGGATGCTGACCTGCATGTAACACATTTCCATCCATAAAAACAAACCTTCCTCTTTTACTTTTAACCTCAGCCAATATTTCTAACTGTTCATTGTCAAATAATCTTGTTACACCATCGTTATCATTTACATAGTAAATCATTACCATGTGTTTTTTGTCTGTAATATCAATATGTGGCGTATTAAAAAACTCTTTTTTATTTCCTGTTAACTGATGTTGCAAATTAAACTTACATCTTATTATATCTAACGATTCAACATTAAATTTATTCAATGCCTTTATGATTATATCTTCAACGACTGGATATGCAACATTTGATGTCACTCCTCCGTCTTTATAAACATAATGCCATTGTTGAACACCCTCATGTATGTTTTCGCACCAATCAAATTTACTTTCGTATTCTTCAGAAACAGTTTTTGATGTTTCTTTATAATTTACATAATTAGAAAACCAAGGAAAATTATATCCTAAAATTTTTTGTTCTACTAATTTTGATTCTTCGTCAGTTAGTATGTCGTCGCAAACAATATATTTCTCATCACCAAGAATTTTACTCATTTACAATATCGATAACACCTGAACTGAACCATTACCACCCTGTCCGCCAACTGCAGACTTATAGTAATTTCCTGCGCCGACTGGATCAACTAATGGGAATTTTCTCATGTAAACTGTGCTTAAATTTGGATAGTAATACACTCCAGCATTACCACCTGCTGCAGTTACTGTTCCATTATTTGTATAAGTTCCACGAACAGCAATTAAAATATTTCCACCACCAGATCCACCAGAAGTGTTAGCCCAATCTGCACTTATTGTATGTAATACACCATCTGCGTCGCCACCTTGTGCTGTAATAACACCAGATGCCCCAATTGTTAAATTTCCACCAACGATTAAAATAATTGTTCCACCACAACCATTCGATCCATCTACCCACGATGCGCCATATGCAGATTCTGCAGATCCACCAAAAACTCTTCCACCTCTTGGATTGCCAGCAGCACCAGCCACAGAAGCATTGTGACCAGTAGCAGAACTGCCACCTTGTCCACCGTAATCTGTTCCAGCTGTAGCGCCACCGCCATTACTCTCGGATCCACCTCCTGGACCACCAGCAAAACAAGTTCCAGTTGCACCAGCACGACCAGTACCGCTGTAAGCAACGGAACCACCACCGCCACCACCAGATTGACCAGTTGAACCATTAGTTCCATCATTACCTAAACCACCAGTGTTTGCAGATGGGAACGATATTTGCGATCCACCAGTAGCACCACCTCTAGAAATAGTTAATACATTTCCGTTTGAAGAAAGAGATGGGAAATTTGCAATAACGCTTTTTGCTAAAGTTCCGCAACCATCCAGTAAAGAACTAGATGTTGTAATTGATGAGGATCCAGAAGCAGTTGAAAATGGGAAACGAAGTCCAGAAGAACTAACAGCAGAAGAGTCATTCGCTCCAGAAGTAAGTGGGTTTGCAAAAGCACCCTTCGACTTCATCGAAAGTGTTCCATTAATAACACAATCGCCTTGAACCAAAATCATAAGACCACGACAAGGTTGGTCAACAGTAACAGTATCTCCTGTGTTAATTGTCAAAGATGTATACTGTTTGACAACCATATCTCCATCATAAGATCCATTTTTATTTGGGACTGTAAAAGTTACATTAGCCATTTCTTATCCTGTTTATGTTGAAAGCGCACCGTCTGAACCATCACCAAAGTAATTAATCGTTACGTAAATACTAAATGCTCTTGGTGTTGTATTTCCTGCGTTATCTGTAGCCGTAATTGTAAAATTCACAGTTGTTACTTCACTATAACCTGTTACTGTACCACTAATGACACCAGTTGAAGAGTTTAACGATAAACCAGTTGGTAGCGAACCAGTTGTTACTGAATATGTAATTGATCCACCATCTGGATCAGTTGCCTCAACTGTCGTTGAAAATGCTATACCATTATTAGCAGTACCTAAAGATCCTGAGGCAGTTGACCATGTTGGCGTTGCGCCACAGTCTAATGCATCTTCAAGAGTATAAGAAAGACCTGTTGAGTTGATCACTTTTATACCAAATGGCTCTTGCGCTACTGTAAAATCTTGAGGAGTTGTTGCTCTCAATAGAGAATTGTTAACATAAGTAACAGTTGCAGCTGAGTATTCAGTTCCATCATTAGACACAAATTTTACAGTAGCAGCTGCCTCAAACGCTTGACCATTAATTGTAATTTCTGTTCCCGATTCTCCATCAAAAGTAGTTGGAGAAATACTAGAAATTGCTGGAGGTGCTGCAATAGAAATCCAACCTACTGCAGTGTACTGTTCGTAAACACCAATTGTTGTGTTATATCTTAACTGACCTTCTACTGTTGACGCTGGTCGTTCTAATGTTGTTCCCTTTGGAGCAATCATCGATCCAGTACCATCACGCTCTGTCACGTCAAGAGTGATAGTATTTACACCTTTAAATGTTGAATAGTTTGACATTCTTATACCTTAAATCGAGAAGATCTTCCAGCCATGAGTGCTGTTGTAGTAAACTAAATCGAAAGATGCGTTTTCTATACCAACTGTCATGTCTTCGGCTGCACCCATAATAACGTGTCCGTTTCTTGCAACTGTAAGAGCATTCGTATCAAAAGTGCCAGCGCCATCAATCACACGAATCGTATCACCAAGTGTAGCAGATGCTGGTAATGTCAGTGTAACTGCACCAGCAGTTGTATTGACGAAGTAGTAACGACCTGCCACTGCAGTTGTGTTACCAGAAATTTCGTAGTACTGACCAACTGTTTTACGAATACCTGCATTTAATTTAGTCAGCGTAATTGCCCCATCGGCAACTGTATCAATTGAAACTTTTTCTTTGACTAATGTGTAAACATCAATCTCAGCACCAGAGTCAGGTGCTGTTGAGAATGTGATTGTCGAACCAGTTGATTCGTAGTTGTTACCAGAACCTTCCTTCTGTAAAATACCATCAACGAATACCATGATACCAGCAGGAACTACTGGTGGATCGTTGAGCGTAAAGGAAGTTGTTGATGCGTCGCCAGTGAAAGACTGAACTGATGTTTCTTGACCAGCTGTTCTTGCGACTGTTAGTTGTTTGCCGAGGTAAATGATGTACAAATCAGCAGAGGTAGCTGGTGCCTCAGAAAATGTTATGCTTGCTCCACCGCTAGAAACGGAGTAGGCAACACCTGGATTTTGTACGACTCCAGAGTAAATTACCAACAGAGAGTTGGCAGAACCTACTGCGTAATCTAAAGCAAAGGTCGTTGTGCTTGAGTCAGGTGTAAGAACCTGCTTCTCAAAAATTCCATATACTGGATCCCTACCAAGATAAGGCATCAGAGGTTCCTCTCATTTTACATTTCTCGTTGTGATATCTTGTTATATACTGTTTGTGCATTTGTTTTTTACAATGAATGCATTCATAAAGTGGAGCATTAGCTCTAGCATTGACTAACAAGTCTATATGTTCTTGCGTTAGTTTGACACCAAATCTTGGATTACCTTCGCGCATCATATGATTAGAAATTTTCTCTCGTGTTTCTTTAGAATGTCTTTTACCCAAGTTAGATTCAGAGATCTTTTTTCTACTTTCTTCAGAGTGGGTTTTACCGTAAAAAGAATTATGTTGCCCAGTGTAATTTCTAGCTGGCGTAATCTTTTTAGGTTTAACACCCTCAACTCTAACACCATCTACGTAGTAATATTTCTTACCAGAATTCCAAGTTTTACGCCCACGTAATTTGGCTCTTACATCTTCTCGCTTAGATGGATTTTTTTCTCCAACCAAACGACCTTTCATTCTTTCGCTTTGAGCTCTTTTCTGTTCTTCGCTCTTCATTGGAGAACCGAGACCACCTTCGCATAAATTTAAACAAAGAGAATCTTCTATCATTTCTTTTGTAACAAGTTTAGATTCCAATTCAAAAATGTAATCTGGAGAACCATAACAAAGAATTTCGTAAGATAATTCTTTTGTTCCATATTTTTTAATAAAGTCTCTTAGTGCTTTACCACTTCCCCAGTATCCATTTTGGGACATACCATTATGTTTACCGTAATAGTATTTTCCAGTAGGGCTATGTGTTATCTTGTACAAATGAGAAATCATATTGCTCTCTGTTTAGTTCTCTATTATTTATCTTGCTACTGCGTACTTAAATGGAGATTGCGCGAATGCCATATAAACATATGTTGCTCCATTTATATTTGGCGCTCCAGTATCTGCGTAATATTTAAGACCATTCGAAACAATATATGTCTTAACATCCGATACTTCTGCTAGTGAACTGTTCATTCTCCAACCATAATTGGTAATGTTAAATGGATTTCTTGCTGAATCGTAAACCCACCAGTCGCCTGTTGAGTCAGTTCGTTTGACCATAAACACTTCAGGTCTAAATCCAGTGTAAATAAATGGTCCATCAGTTGCGCCATTACCAGTATACGATCCAAATTTAGAAAAACCATCAACTTCTGCAAAACAGTAAGCAACTGTTAATGCTCCTGGAGCTGCGCTTGCCCATGCTGTTCCTAATGAAAACACAGTAGAAGTTGGAGCAACAGAGTTCCAAACTGTTGTTGCGCCAGTTGCTTGCCCAGCATCACTATTTAATACAAGATATGCATCTTTACCAATACCAGAATGATAAACATCCCATTGGAATGTTGTGTTTCTAGGTTTGACTAGAATTAAAGAAGGCGCAACGCCAAGACCATGACCAACAGTAGCTGCTCCTGATGATTGTGTAGTATAAGTAACAACACTAACACCAGCAGTTGTATTTGCTCTTACTTGCGACTCAATAGATCCTGCGTTGTTGGTAACAGTTGAAGTTCCTGCGTCCCAAGCATAAGCAACATAAGGAGTAGAACCATTGTTAACTTGGTCGCCAGAAGTTCCTACGTTTGCGATAAATCCTGTTGATGTAGTTCCGGAAATATATCCCCAAACTGGATCTGTAACATTAGACCCACCATCATTTTCAGCATTTGCTGCTGCTGTTGACAACTTAGTAGAAGCAACATATCCACGAACGGAATCTTGAATGACAGAGTGCGAAGATCCATCTCTTCTCTTAACTAAAACAATATCTGGGTTAAAACCAACTTCAATTGTTTGAGTTGATTCATTACCAGTATATGTAACTGCGTTGAAATATTCTCCTGGATTTACAATCGCTGGCTCAGGTAAGTTTTGGACAGTTAAACATTTATATCCTGTTGGAGCTGGATATGCAAATGGACGCTGTCCTGCGTTTAATGTAGCACCAGTGCTATCATTAAATCCTGCATAAACGGAAACATAGTCTTCTAATCCACTAGCAGAAGCATTTGCTGCGTTTGCGAATGTAGTTGTTCCACCAGCACCATTGAGCCAAGCGCCATTTTTAGAAAAATAAACTGAACCAGTATCACAATCAACAGCAACACCTAATGTGTCTCCACTAGCAAAAGTTGGTGCCCATCCTCCTGTAACAACATTATTATATCTTAAATCGCCATTAACTCTTATGTTAGGAGCAAGCGCAGTACCAGCACCAGCAGGCTGTCCACCAGCGCCATTTGATTTTGTATCAAATTCTGTAGCAAGACCAAATCCAAATATATCTCCGTTTGATGTAATTTCGAAATAGTATTTTCCACCTAAATTCGTAGGAATCCAAATTGTTCCTCTAACTGCATCAAGACCTTCTGTAGTATAAGCAACTAAATTGCCATTAGAAAATGTCAGTGGTCCAGGGGTATCCCTTTCCATACCATTATCAAGTGGATTCCATGTACAGTAGTTTCCTCTTACTTCTCCACCAACACCAGTATCTACTCCATATGCTGTTGGAGAATCGACTACTGAATCGCTGTCTGATGTTACTGAAAATCCTGAAGGAGTCCAGTTGTTATTGTTTCCTGAGTAGTCTTTACCTAATGTTGATGCAGTTACATCTGAGTTGTCTGAGAAGTTTAAATAGAAGCCATTTGTTCCGTAAGCACCAGCATAAGATATAGGAACCCAAACACCTGTAGTTGAGTTAATTTCGCCGAAAGAAGCAGGTGTTAATGCTTGACCATCAATAAAGTTAATTTCTGCGAGGTATCCATTCAAATATCTACCAGATCCACCTTCTCTGTTCCATCTCCCAATAGCATGGGAAATATTGTTGTTAAAACTAGATTCATAATCAAGAGGAACAGTGTCAATTCCATCTTTTGCTAATTTTACGCCATTAATATACGCATTAGCTCTTTCTGAACTCGTAAGATTAGCAGAATCAAAAGATAAAACTATGTGATACCAGGCAGAAGTATCTCTAAGACTCCCTGCGTATCTTACATTCACTGCACCGTTATCGTCATAAAATGATAATTGACTAAATGCGAAAACAGGATCATAGTTGATATTTAATCCGCTGTTAACTGATGTGCCAAAAAGCCAGTCCCAATAGCCATCAGTAATATATGTTTTTTTAAACCAACAACTAAGCGTCCATCGTTTTCTGTTACCAACGCTAGAAAATGTTCTATTGAGGTAAGCAGAATCAGCAGAATTAAATCTTAACGATCTACTAATTTGATGTTGAACAGTAATCGAAAGACTCAGCGTAATCGAAGCATCCTGATTCTGTGGATCTTGAGCCTTAACAACGATATTTGTAAATGTTGTGTCTGACTCTAAACCTGTTGCTGTTCCTGAGATTAAACCTGTTGAACTTAGCGTAACACCAGTTGGCAATGTGCCCGAAACCAGTGAGTAAACAAGCGGAGTATCTCCACTCGCTGCTAATTGGATATTGACTTCTGTTGTAGATTCCAAAGAAGTCGACTGACCACTCCACGATGGAGTGCCAGAATATTGAATACCATTGGCTAGAATTGCGATTTTACCTGTAGGTCCAACCAACCAAACATTATAGGTTGCTGCTGCTTTTGCAGGTGGAGTAAAGGTAATTTGAGTTGTTCCGCTGATAACGACACTGCTTGCGCTGTTAGCATTCGAAACTGAATCTACATAAACCAGTGTTCCTGCCTCAAATCCTGTACCGATAATCGTAACAGTTCCTGGACTTGATGTATCAACAGCAGTATCATCTCCTGGATAAGCAAGAGAAGTAATAGACATACCCAACCCTGTTGTGGTTGGCGCTAGAGTAACTGTCTTAGACGAAAGGTCTAGCGTATCAGCAAGTTTTGCTACAGTAACTGCTGTGTTAGCAAGTTTGTCAGTAGTAACTGCGGTGTTAGCAACCTTATCAACAGTAACCGATGTATCAGCAAGATCAGTCGTGCCTACTGCACCAGCTGCGATTTTACCAGTGGTTACTGCGTTGTCTTCCAACTGAGCGGTGCCAATTGCACCTTCAATTGCGTCAATTCCGATTTTAGTTAGTGCCATTTAATTTTTCTCTTATTTGAAATACATTACTAGGTTATTCGATCTACTGTGAACTTCGTCGCTTGAGAAAAAGTCAACTCCTGGAGTTCCATTACTATCATTACCTGCAGCAAAAGACTGATTGCCATAACCACCATCATCGTCTAAGTTGAATGATTTGTATGGAGAAGTCGAACTTGATCCAGCACCTGATCCTGCTGTAGAATAACCCCACCAATCTGGACCGCCATTATTATAATAATTACCAGAAAGAAGATTATTCCAACCCGACGCTGACCCACTAATAGTTCCATCTGATGTAGGCGCCCAAACTGCTCTACCGCCAGGAGTATATTCTGTTTGATTTTGCATTGAATCAAGAATAGCATTTCTAGTACTATTTCCAGTTAATGTAGTATTATAAATTGCGTATCTCAACTCACTACCATTTTTAGTTTGAACTGGAGAATTTCCTTTTATCATTAATCCAGATATACTAAATCCTACTGGAATATGATTAAATCCTCGAATTGAGTCGTAAGCATATGTGCTTTCTAATGTTCCAGAAAACAAATCTCTATCAATAACCCAGTCAGATGTTGTTGGGTCAGAACCAGTAATTTCATATTTACCATACCACCAAAAACGCATCCAACCACCGCCACCTGTATTCATATCACACCATAACTGTGCTGGAGAAGACATACCAGTAGTTTGTATCCAGTAAAATCCATTAGTAGTTGTTCCAGTTACGGATTTGATAGCAGCTGCTGAACTTCCTGTTAAAGTAGAAGTAGATCCGTCTCTCCATTTTCTTAAGATAGAAAATGCTCGATCAATTGTTTGTGCTCCATCGTTAGCACCAAGTGTGAAATTATGAACAACACCTGATGAATTATACGTATCATTTACATTAGGTGTTCCGCTAATCGAACCAGTCGACGAGTTAATTGAAACTCCTGTTGGTAATGCGCCACTTTCTACACTATATGTAATTCCTACCGATTCTGGATCTGTAGCAGAAACAGTTACTGGCGTCATCGCCTCGTCTTCAATGACTGTTGCTAGTGACCCAGAGGCAGTTACCCAAGTTGGAACATCGTTGATGTTAAATGCATCTGCTAATGTAGTGTCCAATCCTGTAGAGTTGAGAACTTTAACATCATAAGGTTCATTGGCTCCAGTTAGAACATCTCCACCCGCAAATGTGATGGTAATTTGAGTAGAACTATTTCTAACAGATGTAGTTGGAGTATACTGTGTTCCGTCGTTTCCAAAAACAGTGGCAGTAGCAGCACCATCAAAATTTGAACCTGTAATTACAATTTGTTGTGGATCGTCCGACCCT